CGAGGATATAAGGCTTATTTGCCATTTAGTCACGACACACGCACAGACATGGTCATCAAGCGACCAGGACAGCGCATGATAGCTGTGCAGATCAAGAAAGGCACATTGCAAAAAGCGGAACCGCATCTCGCACAAGTGTGGAAGGCACTCGTTGGCAGCGCCAAGTCATCAAACAGGCTAGGCAACGGCAAGCCTCGTTTCACAAAGTATAAGGCGTCGGCATTCGATATTATGGCGGTCTTTATACAAGAGGAGAATAAATGGGTGCTGCACCGGCTTGATGACATCGTTGGCAAAGCAAGCATCCGATGGAACAAGGACAAGCACATTTCCGATAACTGGGATTTACTAGAAAACTATAACACAACAACACCATGAGCATATTCTATGATTGGACACCGAATGAGATAGCGGCGATGCACCGAGCAACGGCGAAGTTGAGAGCACAGCAACCTAAAGAAGCTACGAAGCCAGAGCCAACAGGCGTTAGGGGCTGCTACTACAGCACGCATCAAGGCGTCTACTTAATCAACACATACATTGAAGGAAAGCGCGTCTATTGCGGCCTGTTGCATGAGTGGGACACTGACAAGGCTTATCGTATGCAATACGCTACAGAGCAGAAATTCAAAAAGAACACAAAATGATTAGTTACGAGCCAATCGCAATGGGCGAGGGTGATCTAGAACTCCACCAGGAGCGAGACAAGCACCAACAGCGCAAGCAAGCACCTGTATTCAGCGGTGCAATCAATTACTTTCCAGATGCACTCTGGCAAGTCTCTGTATGTAGCAAGAAGGGCAATGAGCAGCACAATATGGGCGAGCCACTGCACTGGGCCAGGGAGAAGTCAACAGATGAGCCTGATGCACTACTGCGTCACCTCATGCAATATGAGCACATGGACGACGATGGCATCTTGCACGCAACGAAGGTGGCATGGCGAGCATTGGCATTGCTACAGCGCACACTAGAGGCAAGAGGCGAAGCACCATTGAGCGAGCACAATCACACATCATGAACGAACCATCAGTTGACTTTGTTTACCCAGACGACGAGCCATCGACCGAGGAGAACCATTACAGAGAGGCAGCACGACGCTTCTTGAGAGTGATGAACATGCAGGCTGACTATGTAGCTAGAGCAGACAACAAAGACGTTGCCATTTGGGCAACTGCCTATGCTCTAGGACTGGCTATATGTGAGGGCATCAGCATCACAGACAGGGCGTGTCAACTCAACGTATCACCTCAAGCACTCAGCAAATCAGTCAAAGACTTTCAATCACGCATCAACATCAACACCAAGAGTTATACATATGGACATTAGCATCAACAACATCGACGACACACTGCTGCACGCCATCAAAGAGGCACACATCGCAGCAGAGCAAACCACAATGTATGCACGTAACAACATGCAGACAGCAATCAACAGGCGCATCATGTGTGCTGGCTTAGTTGAGAAGGCAAAGCAGATGCACAAGCAGGATCTCGCTGGCTTCTTGAGCAACGCAGACATCACAGGCGAACAGGTCAAAGCATATCTCTCATTGCATGACGCAGCCAGCAAACGACCGGCACTGCATGACAAGCGACAGCTACAGCTCTGTGGAATACTGGAGGCAGCAGAGCGACCAGAGCAACCGAAGCGTGAGCCTATGCCAGCAAGCGTGGTCAGTTCAACGTCATCATATGCAGGCAAACTCAACAGAACACTGGACAGAAGACCAGTCGAAGAGTGGCCAGCATCAGAGAGAGAGCAAGTTAAGGACGTGCTGAAACCAGTCGTCGAATTCTACAATAGTCTGTAGTCACAATGTAAATAATGTTAGAACCAGTTTGGAGATAATTTTGCCATGTTAGAATACTCAAGTGAACAGCTACAGTTAGAGAGACGCGCAAACGTCCATTCTATAGGGGTTTTAGACTACCCCATACAAGGAGTCTCCTTGGCAGAAGACCACGGGGCGGTCGTCTATACTTATTGTAAAAAAACGCCTCTTTTGCACAAATTAATTGTAATATGAAACAGCCCACAAAACTCACACAGCAACAGCTTGCAGACGACTACAGTGTAAGCACAGCAACGCTTCGACGAGCGCGGGCAGATGGCGTTGATGTTCAGAACCGAGACGAGTTCGCAGAATACATCATCAACACGAAAGCGAAGCGACCGCACGCATGGATCAATGGCATCCCATGGGAACAGGACGAGCAACCAGAAACGCCACACCTGGCGACTGAAGCAGAGCGCGACTTGATGGCACAGGTTCGCAACGCCACAGACTACAATGAGGCACGGACACTCAAGACCAAGATTGATGGCATCCACAAGCTGAGACAGATCGAGATTTTAGAAGGTGACTACATTCACAAGGATGAGGTCGTGAACGATATGACGAGAATCAGCGCATCAGTGGCAGCAGCGCATCGACAATGTCAAGCAGACTTGCCGGCGATGCTGGAAGGATTGACAGCAGCCGAGGGCAAGAAGAAGATACGTGAATACATGCTGCGCATTGACGGAATGCTCGCAGACGAAACCAGCAAACTTTACACCTAGAACAATGGGCAAGCCAGCACGCAACGACATCACAAGAGATAAGATCAAGACCAAGCCACAGAATGACACATACGCTTCTGGCTGGGAAAGGATATTCGGTAAGAAGAAAACACAAGAGCAAGAACAAGATGAGCAAAGAGACCGAGACAGCGGAAGTGGTAGCGGTTCGTGATTGGAACGACTGGTGCTGGGACGTTTGCATCAGCTACAATCCAACCTTTGACACAGAGTGGCACAGCTCATGCCAGGCAATCCAATTCCCACGCGACCGCAAGCCAGAGATTGGTGACGTGATTGAATTCGTCGAAGATCAAATGGTGATTCATGAAGGCAGAGAAGTTGCCATCGACATCCGAGTGATTCGCATGGACGAAGAAGGGAACATCTTTCTAGATTAAATGGGCATAGCACTCAAAGCATTCTGCAAAGCTATCACGCCACCAAGCGACATGAACGTAGTCGAGTGGGCGTGCAAGTATGTCAAACTGCCACAGTCAGCACGAAGCCCGAACTTCGACATCGACTCGACACCTTGGCTGCGTTGGCCGATGCTACAGATTGCAGATGATGAGAACAAAGAGATCATCGTCATGGCACCAGTCGGCAGTGGTAAAACAACCATGCTGGAAGGTGTGCTGCCGTGGATCATTGCCGAAGAACCTGGGCCAACGCTCATCACGATGCAGACAGATGACGACGCACGCGCATGGGTTGACACACGCTTTCATCCATCACTGAAGACAAACGACAAGGTCGAGCCATTGCTGCCAACAGGCAAGAACCGAGGCAACTTTCGCAAAGGTGAGATTCTCTTTGCACACATGCCACTTCACATCGGCGGTGCTAACCTTGCAAATCTTCAGAGCAAATCCATTCGATGGGTGTATGGTGATGAGGTTTGGATATGGAAAGACGGCATGCTGGAGGAGGCACGCCGGCGAACGCATGACAGGTGGAACAGTCGCGTTGTGCTAGTCTCACAGGGCGGCTCAGAAGGCGACCAGTTCGATGGCGCATTTCAAGACGCATTGATTCACGACTATTGCTTCAAATGTCCATCATGCGACGAGCGCCAGACGTATCAATGGAAGCAAGTGAAGTTTAAGCACATCAAGAATGAGGCGGAAGAGTGGGACTGGGACGAGATCAAGAAGTCGGTTCATTACGAATGCGCCAACGAAGACTGCAAAGAAAAGTTTGAAGACAAAGCAGAGGTCAGACGCACACTGTCAGCAAGCGGAGAATACGTCAGCCGCAACAACAACGCCAAGCCAGGACGCATCGCAGCAACATACCCAGCAATGGCAGTCTGGTGGATTGACTGGAGCAAGCTGGTCATGGAGTGGATCACAGCACAGGACGCACGCAAGAGACTCAACCTTGCACCGATGCGTCAGTTCATCCAAAAGCGACTAGCGCAGTCATGGGTTGAGCCGAATGAGACTGTCACCCTTAAAGGAGCAACAGATGCATATCGTATGGCAGAGTATTTCGATGGGCAGAAATGGGAGTTTGAGAACTTTCGCTTTATGACAGTGGACGTTCAACAAGACCACTTTTGGGTAGTCATTAGAGCATGGAGCATTGAAGGCAAGAGCCGCTTATTGTATGAAGGTAAGATCGACGAGTGGGAAGGTTTGCGAATGTTACGAGACAGAATGAAGGTGCCGAATCGTTGCGTCTTTGTTGACCGTGGCTATAGACCCGACACAGTAGCGTTGGAATGTCGCAAGTCAGTCACAGCAGACGATCCGAACCCGTGGAACTGCTTACTTGGTGAAGAGGCGAATGGATACGCCACCAAGATTGGTAAGCGCAGAGTTATCAAACCGTTCTCCTCAATTCAACGAGCGAGAACCCACACAGGAGTTTATTATAAATATGTCAAGTTCTCAAACTTGCTTGCAAAGGACACACTCTCTGCACTCATGAGAGGCGAGGGCAACGGCTGGCGGATTGGCGTTGACCACAGCAAAGAGTATCTCAAGCAGATGCAGAACGAAGTCAAGCGAGAGGCATCACCAGGCAAGTGGCGATACGTTGTCAGCAAGCCACACGTAGGAAACCACCTTTGGGATTGTGAGACAATGCAGATCATCGCAGCCTCAATTTATAAAGTATTTGCCTTTGATGCACAAGTTGAAGCCGAATAGTTGAAATGAAAGCCATTTGTAATGGCTATTGCTTCGGGATTCATTCAGACGCTTCGTCGCTACGGCGCGAGAAGTGCAAAAAACAAAGCACGCATGGAGGCGTGGCTTGATGACGCAATCGAAGAGATTGCAGCGAACAAAGGTTCTGACGTAGTAAGCGGCAGCGCCAATGGTGCATCGTTCTCATCAATGGCTAATATGACAAATGCAGAATGGGCAAGCTGTCTTGATAGAGCATTGCAGATGATTGACGAAGGAATCAACCACACCGGCAGAAGTTACGGACAATTTTAATATGAACATATTAGACAGCAACGGACGACCGACCGAACACCAGCGCAAGCTAGTCAGCAGCAGCGACAGATACACACGCGGTGTCCCTTGGATGCCAGACTTTGCACGCGACCTGGATGACTTGTTTACACAGTCCGACCATCGTGCGACCATGTCACAGTCTCGCGTTATATTTTCAAACTTCGGCGTCCCTCGCGGTGCTATCATGCAGAAGGCTGATGGAGTAGTCGGCAGAGCATGGGAACCAGAATTTAAAGGCAAAGACAACGAGTTCGGCGACGCAGCAAAAGAATGGCTGCAAAGCTGGTTTAATGTCTGCGACGTGCAAGGCAACTTGCAGGACTTCCGCACATCTTTAAAGATGAACAGCGTGGCAGTTGACCGCGATGGCGACGTCTTCATCCTGCTCACCGAGACAGAGTCGGGTTATCCACAGATTCAGCACATCCCAGCGCATAGAGTTGGCACACGCCAATCCAGCGTTAAAGAGGATATTCTACTCGTTGGCGCTTATCGTGGCAACAGAATCCGCAACGGAGTCGTTGAGAACCGCAACGGATCACCAGTCGCATACTGCGTGCTTGGTAACGAAGCAAGCAGCGATCAATATATTTCATCACAAGATATGGTGCATATTGCCGACCCGCAATGGCACAATCAAGGCAGAGGCATCCCAGCACTGAGCCACGCCATCCATGAGCTTCGCAAGGCAAAGACATCACAAGAATGGGAGTTGATGGCGCAGATGATGGTATCATCTCATGCACTCATTGAATACTCAGACACAGGTGGCGTCGACCTCGACGATCCAAGCGTAAGCCTCACAGGCGAAGTCGGCGACACTGACAGGCTTGCAGTTCAAAGCTACAGCGGAGGCATGGTGCGTCACTTTAAGAGCAACAGCGGAAGCAAGCTTGAGAGCATCGACCACTCAAGACCAGGTGATATGTGGGATAAATTCCAGGATCGCATCATACGCGAAGCACTCGCCGGCATCCCGTGGCCAGTGGAGCTAGTATGGAAGGCAGAGAATGTCACAGGAACAACCATCAGAAATATCCAAGCACGCGCACGCTCCAGCGTTGAAGCGCGTCAAGACGTGCTACGCAGACCAGCTCGACGCATTGTTGGCTGGGCATTGTCCAAGGCAATCAAACTCGGCTTACTTCCAGCATCAGAAGACTGGTATCGCTGGGACTTCACAATGCCGCCAAAGCTTTCCATTGATCCGCGCAACGACTCAAAAACACAAGCCGACGAATACAAGCTAGGTGCAGTCAACATGACAGGCATCTTGCAAGAGAAAGGCAAGACACACGCAGAGCATATCCGCGAGCGTTGTGCTGAGATTATCGAGCGCAAGACCATCAAAGAAGAATACGAAGCAAAGTTCGGCGTTGATATTGACGACCGAGAGTTGCAAATGTTGACACCTAACGAACAACCAAACCAGACCAATGATTCCAACGAATAACACAAGCTTCCTCAGAGGCGCATGGGCGATCACACGACCAGGAATGTGTGCATTGCTTGAGAGCATACGCACAGCAAAATCAGACATTGACTATGCTGACTTTTTCTCACCTCGCCAAGCACTCAGCGAAGACGAAGACGGCATCGCACACATCGACGTCAAGGGCGCATTGATTGACAATGCACCAGCTATTTATGAGAAGATTGGCAGCACAGATTATCGTTCCATTATTGCAGAGATTGACGCAGCCCAAGACTCAAAAGCTATCTTAATGCGCGTTGACTCACCAGGAGGCACAGTCGCAGGACTAGAAGAAGCAAGCCAAGCAATCGCAGCATCAAGCGTGCCAGTGTTCGCATACTGCGACGGCATGGCATGTAGTGCAGCATATCACCTAGCAGCATCAGCAGCCGCTATCGTTGCCAGCCCATCAGCAGACGTAGGAAACATCGGCACCGTCATGGCGTGGATGGACGACGCAGAGCTAATGGAAGCAATGGGCTACAAGATGGAAGTGCTCACCAACGAAGGCGCAGACCTCAAAGGCACATTTCGCGACTCACCAATGACAGACGCACAACGTGAGTTCTTACAAGAAGAGATCAACGCACACGGCGAGCAGTTCCGCAATCACGTAGAGAGCAACCGCAGCGTTGATCCAGAGGTGTTCAGAGCAGGCTGGTATCAAGGCGACCGCGCACAAAGCCTCGGACTTGTTGACGCAATATCCTCATACGAATACGCACGTCAAACCATCATCAAAGGAATCTAAGTTGAAATCGCAACTAGTAACATAACCAACAACCAAAAAAACTATGGCACTTTTCAAAAATGACCACGACCTAAAAGATCAACTCGAAGCCACTAAGGCCGAGGTGACAGAGCACGAAATGACAATCTCCAAGAGAGAGTCAGACATCATCAACATCACCGAGCAAATGGCAGAGGTATCCGAGAGATTGGAAACACGCACCGCCGAGCTTGCTGAAGCAACCATCGAAAATGCCAAACTTACTGGCGAGCTTGAAGAGGTGAGAGCCGAACTCGTAGAAAGTAAGGAAGCACAAGAATCTTTCGAGGAAAAGGTAAGCAGCGCCGCACTTGCTCGTATGCAAGAGCTTGGCGTTTCTGAGCCAGTCGCAACCATCGCAGACGATGAGACCGACGACCTCTACACACAATACACAAATCTTAAAGCCACCAACCCAGCAGCCGCTGGAGCATTTTGGCGCGAGAACGAAGCCGCAATCAAGGCTTCGGTTTAATCACCACCAAACAACTAAAAAAATAATACCATGGCCAACTCAATCACAGGCATCAACGACGATATCCTAGCACAATCCGTGCTTGAAGGATACACCACCGCAATCGCACCTCTTACCGCATTCACTACTGATTTCAGTTCTGAAGCAGCACGCAGGGGCGAAAAAGTAAGCATCATGCGCGACAACACCGCCATCGACGCTGCACTTGATAAGACATCACACGGAGCCTACACAGTGCAAGACGCTGACAGCGACTCCATCGAACTCACACTCGGACAGCCCAAGTATGTATCTTGGGGACTTGACGACGTAGAGATCGCCAGCTCAAGCATCCTGACAATGGAGAAGTTCGGTCGCCGTAAAGGTAACCTACTTGCCAAGACCGTGCTTCAAGATATCTGGAGCGAAGTAACTGCCGCCAACTTCGGTGCAGCATCCTTCACCGGACTTGCCAGCACATTTGATGAGGACGACGTTGCCGACGTGGCAGAAGATTGCGACGGCGCAGATTGGGGTGATGATCGTTACTTGATCCTTTCTCCATCTTACATCGCAGCACTTCGCAAAGCTGGTGCCATCAAAGATACCAGCGGATACGGATACAACGCCATCCAAACTGGCGACATCCCAATGCTTCACGGCTTCAAAATCCTCATGTCCAACGCAGTTCCAGCCAACGGCGAGAACCTTGTAGGATTTGCTACTGACGGCAACGGTATTGCATCAGCATTCCGCTACCTTGCACCACAGCAGGGCCACAAATACAACCGCGCAGAGGCACTCGTCGGCGAAGGTGGTATTACACTTGGCTTACGCGACTGGTATTCAGAGGACAGCGGAGTTCGCAAGAACGTCATCGAAACTGTTTACGCTTACGAGACCGGCATCGGCACCGGAGTTAAGCGCCTTGTATCTGCATAATTAACTACCTAGAATCATGGCAAACTACGCATTATTACTCGGCACAAAAGCCGACAAGACGACGCTGATCCAGAAAGGACAGCCTGTGGAAATCCGCAGACAGTTTAAGGACATGACAGCCGCTGATGGTTTCGATACCATCGAAGTTGTCGACAAGCACCTGGGGCAAATTCGCCTACGGAAGTTTGTTAAGCCTGTCGCCAAGAAGGCAGCCAAGAAGGCAGCCAAGAAGGAAAGTTAAGCAACCCTTACTCATAACACACCCCAGCGGGTCGTTCCTACACACGGGGGCGACCCGCTTTTTTTATCATCATGAACATTCAGAACAAAGTCAAAGCAGTGATGCAAAACGTGCTTGGGCAGCTAGGCGCCGAGAACATCACCATAGCAAGCCGCACAGTCTCAGCAATACCAGCGGAGGTCGACGTTGACCGCGAGCTAATGGGAGGCAGCAGAGAAGAGCGAGAGATCAACTACCAGTTTCCAACCATCAAAGGGCTGAAGCTCAAGAAGGGCATGGCAGTCACAGCAGACGACCAGGACTGGAAGATAAGCAACTTTCAGCGCGGCAGAGCAATGACCACCATCACGCTGATCGAACCGAACAGAGTAGAGGAATAATGGACGTCCAGATTGATGTTGATAAGAGGACGATGCGGGTTTTTGAACATCGTATTGGACAACTCATTGCGTTGACTGGCAAACCTGTTGAAGAGGTTTTAAAACAACAGGGCAAGCTGTTTGCCGTCTCGGCGGCAAAGCATACGCTGAGATATGGAGATAAAGCAGGCGTAGGCAAGAAGCACAAGAAGGATGTAGATAACACCGTTCGCAGAATTTACAAGAAAGCGAATGTTGCTGTCGGCTTAATTGCTAAAGAAATGGGTATCAAGGCAAGCAAGAGATATGCCACTTACATACGCCGGCGAGATGTTGCCAAAGCTCAAGCGATGGTTGATAAAGCAAACCTATCATTCTATTACAAAGGCAGAAACGTTAAAGTCATACGATGGGATGGTGGCAACGCACATTCGCGCTGGGTTAAGAAGAGCGGAACAGCACCAGTTCGCCTGGTTTGCGAGGCTCAACAAATCAACAAATTTATCAGAGAGAAAAAAGCACAAGTAGGAGCAGCCAAAGCAGGCTGGGCATACGCCGCCAGGATGCTTGGACACAAAGGCACAGGTCGCGGGATGCCCGCTTACTTCGCCAAGGGTCACAGAACTAGAGGCTTTGGCAGAGTCAAGGGAAGCGGCTTTAAGTCTCAATTAACTGTCGCCCATTATGGCAAATATGGATTCAGCAAGACAGACATGGACGGCATCTGGAAACACAGAACAAAAATGATGATAAAAGACATCAATCAGCAAATGCGATCAGCACACAAGAAAGTGTCAAAAGGCAAACCAATCTCCGTTGCTTCAGTGAAAGCAGCAGCCCGCAAAAAAAGACGATCAACTTAATCAATCATAATCATGGCTAGAATATCAAGAAAACCAACAACCAGAAACGTAGAGACAGCAATTGTCAACCACCTCAAGAAAAAGGGAGCATTGAAGGGATGCGCCATAGTCGCAAAAGGGGACAGCTCAGAGGCTCCACCGAGTCTGCCTTGCATCATTGTGCATTGTCCATCTGCACCGCGCCACGCCGACATTATCGGCTTTTATGCGCGTGATGCGGAGGTGAGCGTCACACTTTACGCCGACAGCGAGCAAACACCCGAAGCGAAGTGCGAAACATACGCCGGCAACATGGAGCACTGCCTCGACTGGGTGGATGGATTAAAGACGCAGTTCAACAAGCCAGGAGGTGGCAGAGACTATCGCAAGATTCGTGGTGTGTATCTGCATGAGATTATCGACTTCAGCACTGAATACGACACAGAGGGAACCAACTGGCAGCGAACAGTCAACATGACGCTAGTCGTTCAAGAGATAGATGAATAGTTGAAATGACGCTTATCAATAACAACCAATCACCCAAATAAATTATGGCAGCAGTAATCAAAGGAGAAACTTTCGTTTTCGGCATCGACTCAGGTGCAGTGACCAATGCAGTTCTCACATCAATCAACTTCAACAACGAATTTGCCAACCAAGGACAAGTTTTAAATGAAGACGGGCAGATCGTTCATGAGCGCATGGACGACCTACAGACCACAGGCAGCGCATCAATGCAATTCACAGCATCAAACGACCGCGACCTTGCAGACACATTTGATACCTTCACTTATGACGGCGTGACTTACTGGATCACAGAGATCACCAAGAACAGAACCAACAACGGATTCGCTGAAATGTCATTCAACTTTGAATACGTCGACCACACCACCAACGCAGCGGAGGTGCCAGTTTAATCCTTAACCACTAAAATATCATGGCAGCAATTACCAAGGGAACACCCGTTTACGTATGGGGAACCAACGAAGCAATCACCAACGCAAACGTGACCAGCATCAGCACAACCAAATCTTACGGCAATGTGCAGAACGTCGTTAACTTTAACGGCAACGAGATCGAAAAGCGCATGGACGACACCATCGAAACTGGCACAATGACACTTCAATATGAAGCAGCATTTGCACCAGCAGCAGCAGGCAGCAACATCACCATTCCAGGTGCAGGAGCTTCCGGCGCTGACGTTGTGTTCTACATTACAGGAACAGCCGAGAGTCATACCAACAACGGCTTTCGTGAGACGACATATAACGTCAAGAAGACTCAATACATTACATTGACGTAATTACCAATGAGATGGATGACAGATTTTTTAATGCCATAATCGGTGCCTCTGACCGCGTTTGTGGTTGCGATATAACAGCACTGACACCTTGGCATTCTGTCATCCTTTCAGCAATCGACTCGCCTGTGCTTAATCCCGAAAAGGATACAAGCGCGGGCGATTTGCTTTTATTCTTGAAGGTGGTTTCTTGTGAGTGGCCAAACATGCCCAATCTCAAAGCGAGAAGGCGCGACATCATCTGGCATCGCAAACTAAAGAAGAGCAGCACGCTATTGAAAGAACTCGCCAAGCTCAAGGCTTGGCTTAGTTGCCAGCTATCAGCCCCAGAATTGTGGGCGAACGAATCAGAAGACAACAACACAGGACGATCACTATCGACACCAAGCATGTTTGCGCTTGTCGTCAGCATGGTCAGCAAGGGCAACATCGAACTGAGTGCAGCATGGAACATGCGAATTGCAGAAGCTCGCTGGTATGACGTAGCACTTGCAGAGATCAATGGTGCAGATTTGCGCGTTGCATACGATGGCGAGGAAGATCAGTTACGCGAGCAGCTCCAAGAAATCAGCGAAGACAAAGCGGTTGAGATCGCACAAAGAAACCTCAGCCCACAAGATTTCGAGAAGTGGCACGAAGCATTCAAAAATAATCAATAATGTCTTTAATATATAAAATAAAAGCTGACGGCAGCGGATACACCAAGACAGTATCCAGACTGCGCAACGACACCAAGAAGTTTAGTGGTGACGTTCAAGGGCAGATGGCTGGCATAGGAACCGCGATCAAGGGTGCATTCGCCTTTGTTGGCGTTAATGCATTCAAAGGCGTCATGGATGACATCACTGAACTCAGCCGGCTGGCTAGGGGAATTGGTGACGACTTTGAGGGCTTTCAGACCATAACAAATGCAGCTCGTCAATTCGGCTTGGAGGCTGAAACAGTAGCCGACGCCATCAAAGACCTTGACGTAAAGATGACAGATGGCGCACTAGGTGCCAAGGCATACGCAGAGGTTTTTGAGCTTGTTGGCATTAGCCTGGACGAAGCAATGGGCATGACGCAGCTGGAAAGGTTTTACGCGTTTGCAGATGCAGTCAAGGCAGCCGATGGACAAATCTCTAGCTTCTCAGCCGATGAGATCAACGATGCTATGTTCCGCATGGTTCCATTGTTGGAGCTAGGTTCAAAGGGCATCAAGAATCTGGGTAATGAATATGTCAAATTTTCAGAGTCTCAGCGCAAGATGGCAGAAGAAGGCAGCAAAGCATGGGACAACTTAACGCAAAACCTAAAATGGTTTGTGGCAACGATTGTTGGTTTTGTATTACCAGCAATGCAGAATTTCGCCCACACAATCGGAGCCGTTCTTGGTGAAGGTGCCGCGCAATTTTCACTTTTCGCTTCTGGCATAAAGAAACTATTTACTGGAGACTTTAGCGGAGCAAAGGCAGCATTCGGAGCACTCGCCGACTTTGCGTCTGGTTCTTTTCAGCGAGTAGCAGACGAGATCGAAGAAATATGGGCAGACACAAAGGATACCGTCAAAGATGGTGTTCCGTCTGGTTCTTCTGTTGAAACAAAGGGAAGCAAGGACGCAAGGTCTGACATTGAGAAAGAACTCAACAAGCAGCTAGAAGAGCAAGAGAAGCGCAGACAAGCGTTGATGGATGACGAAGAGAAGCTGCTCGACTTACAGAAGCGCAGAATTGCAGCAGAGAAGGAGCTTGGAGAACTGGGCGAGCGACTATACAGGGACGGGGCGACTGACGAGGAAGCTCTTGAATTGGCAAAACTTCAGACCAAATGGGAGAAGTTGCAAACAGAAGAGCAGGCGATGCAGATTGCTAATGCAGAAAAACAAAAGCAGATCGAAGAGGCCATCGCCAAGATCATACAATCACAAGTAGAGGCAGAAGAAAAAGCGGAGAGCGACACAAGAGCCAGGACAGAAGAGGAAAAGAGCAGCCGAGAAGAAATTGGCATGACTGATGCTGAGATCCTGGAGAGACGCAAAAAGGAACTCGAACAGATGGAGAAGGACATGCTCACTGGAACCTTTGCATCACCTGCGGAAGTTGCAGAAGCAGAGGGCGAGATCGAGGAAAAGAAAACAGAAATTGCAGAACTTGAACAGTCAGAGTCAGAGAGAATCAAAGGAGAGAAAGAGGACGTTGCGGCAACTCAAGACAAGATCGCAGCAGAGCGCAAACAGCGCGAAGAAATGGGCATGTCAGACGAGGAGCTTCTTGCACGCCGCCAAGCGGAACTGAAGCAACAAGAGCAAGAGCTTGCTGGACTAGGGCAAGACGCCAACGGAGATGGTAAGATCGACACTGCCGACGATCAATTCCGCGCAGACAAAGAGTTAGACATTGAAAATCTCAAGTCAGAAATCAAAGGCTTAGAATTGGGCATTGAAGGTGACGTGACTGATCCACAGACAGGCGTCATCTCATCATCACTCGCATCCATTGGAGGTGGTGGCGGTGTTGCAGCCTTCGGTGACCCTGTGCTGACTGAGAACAAGAAGCAAACAACAGTTTTAGAAGGCATACGCAGAGCAATAGAAAACAGCAACCCAGAGACAAACGGAGTTTTTGAGAATCCAGAGCTATGATCACAAAATCAAACACAGGCGATGAAGCCATTGATCTCACAAGGCAAACAGACAGCTCGTATGTCATCAAGAACGATGGCACCATTGAAGCAAGCTTGACTTTCACAGTGGACAAAGCAAACATGTATCTTTTGCCTGCTATTGACGACAAACATCCCGAAGACTCACGCCTGCAGTGCTACAATAAGGCAATCACCTACGGCAATCTCAACATCACAACATGTGTCTGTTCTTACTTCGGCATTGCAGCGAATACAACATCAGATCCATCTTTCGACTACCAAGGCGGCACATCATCAGAACCAATAGAGACTCACGACCGCTTCGACGTTTTCGCAGGCAATAGCGCAACACCTAAGAATGGCGCAGTTTTCGAGGATGACGGATCATTCAAGCACTTTGCAGGAGACAGTGCAGGATCACTCCTCGGTGTGCAATATTACCTCACGCCGGCCGTCAATGTATCGGTCACTTACTGGACGACAAAGAAACCGAACCTCTCAAACAGGATGAAGATTTACAAAGACCCAGAGATTGGAAAAGACATCTTCAAGCGCGTGCCTAATGTTAAAAACTACCTACTTGTAGATATGCCCTACCGTAGAGTCGGCAACCTTTATCAAGTCACGGAACAGTATATGGGCAGCGGCTCACGCGGCTGGAACGCAACCATTTATAATAACGCATAACCAGAGCAATGAGAGTAGATAAAGGAGACAACATCTTTGTTGCAGTCATGCAACCAGGCAGAACCATCGTTGAGAATCAAGAGGGAACACTTGAGGGTAGCGTGACATGGAAGGCAGACGTTGGCGATTTGACACCAGAAACTGTGGATTCTTCCAATTTGTTTCCAACGATAGCAACCACCAACGGCGATCCAGGCTCCAATCATCCAGACGACGACAGGCTGGAATGCTACAATAGAACAATAACTTTCGGCAACAACAACATTGCCACATGTGTTGCGTCATACTTCGGGTTGACGCTATCACAAACCGTGCCGACCATGTCATTCACTGGAGGAGTAACAACCGAACCGATCGAAACGCACCCCAATTTCTCCACCTTCGGAACAGCGGCGAACGGCGCTCAGTTTGATGACGATGGCAGATTTTTGAGATTCTCGGAGTTTGTCAGCGGCTCAACCAACAGTGTAACAAACACCAACTTTTATGGCGTTACCAGCTACTTGACACCAGCAACCAACATCGCTATTTCATGGTGGTCAAACGCCAAGCCGACACCATCAAAGTTGGCAACGGTCACAAGTTTCTTGCCCTATGAGGCAAACGTCAGAAAGCCGCAAGGAGTTGCAGATTTCCTCTTGCTATCTGAATCAATCAAGCAGGTTGGCAACTTTTACGAGATCACGCAGCAGTATATGGGCAGCGTATCACCTGGATGGAATACTAAAATTTACGACGGAAAATAATGCCCTCAAAAAACTATAACGGACAAAATCCACTTGGAGGCAAGCGGATACAACCATCAGCAGGACTAGGCGCAAGCGGAGCATTTGCACAGGTTGAACTACAGATCGGCAGATTGCAGCCTGCCCTCAGCTTGCAATCTGGTAGCTTGCAGACACCGAACGGGCGCATCCCATCACAGAAGTTTGTGCCGACGGGGGCAGGCGCAGCTGTGCCGTGCCAGCTTGGTAAGATGTTAGTTGACTCTGAAAACTCAACACCAACGACCACCCAGTTCAAGATCAGCCCTGGCTTTCTTACTGGTGGCGGTGGCACCGAGTTAATTGAGCCAGATGACTTGACCGCAACCATTGGTCATTTTGTATGGCTGCAAGTTGCGTGGACAGCAAATGGTGATGCTACCAACATCTATCCGGGCGGCGCAATGGGAGCCGTCACGATCGCTACAGGGGCAACAATCCCAAGCGACACCATACCAGTGGCGGGTTCGCTTTCGGGCATTGCTCACATCGTGCTAGGTGGCTGGGTAAGTGACAACGCAGACGAGCCAAGTCCCGTGTGGGTGAGGCAAGGCTGCGGTTCGATCCAGCTTTATTTCTGCCCTGGCGGCTTCTTCTTTGGACGTAGCAACGTAGTTTCATAGTATTATAGTAATGGCTAGACCAGACAACCCAAGCATCTGCACACCATGCGAGGCACAGAGTCTCTCATGCTGCCCGACACTGGGCGATACTGGCACCGCAACCGTATCATTTAGCAATCCAGGCGAAAACACAGCAACAAGCGTTGATTTAGTGAGAGACGGCAATGCGTGCAGTTGGTTTGGTGCAGTCAATAATCCAGAGGACAATGAATATCTCTCTGTAGGTGTTCGCTGGCTTGAAGAAGGCGTCTGGAGTGTAGGTTGGGACGACTTTGGTTTTAATGATCAATATTACGGTGCGGACGGGTCATCGGAATTATGCAGCCCGAACGGATCATATGAGGCGTCCTGTGATGATGTTTCCTGTATTGATCCGAACGACACATCGACCCTGACCGTGACCATCAATGCAGACAGTAACTCAGCACCAACCATCACCGCAATATCCACACAAACCAACAGTTATGGTGACTCGGTCAATCTGCAAGTGCAGGCATCAGATCCAGATGCGGGGCAGACGATTACATATAGCGCCGTTGGCTTGCCGCTTGGTGCCTTCATCAATACCTCAACGGGCTTGATCTCTGGGACAATATCACCCTCTGTTGATGCTAATATAAACGATTTTTACTCCGTCACCGTCACAGTCACAGACGACGCCAGCAACCCCAAAACAGCGGCAACAACGTTCGGCTGGTTTGCATTAGCTAGTTGAAATCACATCATTCTACGTATGGACTACATCGTCGACGTCGAGAATAAGCGCCTAGTTTCCAGCTTCCGCAGCACGCGCAGCACATCACCAAAGGCAGTCGTCTTTGGTGACACGCCAGGTATTACCGTGCGTCTGGTTGAAAGCAACCCCGCAAGCTTTGATTTGCCTTGGAGATATGTTGACCTTACAGGATACAGCATCCGAGTTGCCATCGGCAATCCTGGTGGTGATCCTACAAGCGGCACGTTCACGCTCACCTTTGACGGCGACACGACAGCAGCTCTCAACTACAATGCCACAGCGGCAGAGATCGACACCGAGCTAAATGGACTTGCCAGCATGGTGACCGCAGGAGGTTGCACAGTGAGCGCAGTCTCATCGGGCTATCAAGTCGCATTCGACACAGTCGGAGCGCAGAACACAATCACAGCAACAACCGACAGCCTCTTTCCAGCTTCCAGCGCATACATTTATGAGGCAACAACTGGAGACGGCAGCACAAACGAAGTGCAAGTCGTCACGCTTGAAGTGGACAACTCAGCATACCTCGAGCTGACCACTGACATCGCTGCACCAAGCGCAACAGTCACCACTGTTCGCGAGGGCGTCACCGATACCACGTCAGAACTTCAACGGGTCGAGATTGGTGGTGACCCGTATCTTGGCACATGGTCAATCACCATCGGAGGCAGCACCAGCGCGGCAATCTCAGTTGACGCAGACACAGCAGACATCATCACAGCTATTGAGGGAATCACCGGCATCGGTGCAGGCAACGTGGTCGTGACTGGCTCAGTGCTGGACTTCACCATCCAGTTTGATTCAAGCCTAGGCAACGTAGGCACAGCAGTGATTGACGTTGCCAACCTTACAGGAGCAATCGGCAAGACTGGAAGCATTGATCTCAATACGAATCAGATGCTCGAGCTTCTTGCAGGCGCATCAGCAGTATCGTCAACGCTGGAGATCGTCAAGTATGACACTGGCAACAGCACAAGCGACACTGTCTTGCAACAGGCTATTACATGCCGCCAGGACGTCATCCCAGACACGCCAGCAAGCGCAACACCATTTCCAACATACGCAGCAGCTTCACACACGCACACTGAGAGCGACATCACCGATCTCGGCACAGCAGTCACGCTCAACGCCGACACAAACCTTACAGGCAA